CACATAAAAGATTTTCTACCAATCTCAACAGGCTTTTCATTATTATGTTCCATTGTAAAAGAATGTCTAACTTTTATAATCTCTCCTTCTACATCAAAGTGAACATTTATAGCTCTCCAACCATTCTTACCCTCTGTCATTTCAGAACCAGCGTATTCAAAGTTGTATCTTCCAGGTTTTACCCTATCTCCACCGCCAGAGTTTTCTCCGACTTCTGTTTTATCCAAACCAAATTCTGTTAAATCCATGTTGTTGCCTCCTATAAAATTTAACAATTAATATTTGATTACCCAGGATCATATTCCTCGTAATCATTAGCACGACTTATTTCTTCTTCTATGGCATCAACAATATATTTGTAGTTCTTGTTTGCACCTAACGGGAAAATAAAGTCATCATCTCCGTTTACCTCTACAATATGCTCAATAAGTATCTTGGCTTTTTGAGCCATGTAAATTAATTTTTCAAATTCAGTTGACATTACTTTGCTATCAACTTACCAATTTCAGACCAAGTTTTTTCAGCAGCACCAATAGGATCTTGTCTATCATCAATGACTTCAATTTCATCTGGTAGACCATATCTATTTTTTGCCACACAAACTGGTGAATCAGTTGTGAAAAGAACTTTACTTGTCTGTACTGTTTTATTTGTAAGACCTTTATTACCTTGTACTTTGACTGTACCTCTCTTGTTGTTTAAAAATAAACACATATCGCAAGACTCTAAAATCAATGCACCTGCATTTTTTCTTAACTTAAGATTATATCTATCGTAAGGATCAGTTACAGTTGGATCATTAAATGGCTGTATGACATGATGACATATAAATACAACACGCATACTTTTTTCATTACGAAACCTATTGCATAAATCAATAAAGTCTCTCCAATATTTCAACGCTGCATTTGGGCCTTTACCAAAACCAGGTGCATCAATATTTTTCCAACCATTAGCTTCACAAGTTTTGTTTTCAATTAGATTTTCTAAATGATCTAATGAGTCAACTATGAGAGTTTTAAAATCTGTATTAGCTTCTAATAACTCTTTAAGTTTAAGCATAAAAGTATCATAGTCATCTATAACGCCAGAGTGTGCTATGTTTCTGTTTTGAGTAAGAATACCTAAACCATCTTCTGTTTGCATAACAACAGGGTTAGGACAACCTAAAGCAAAAGATGTTTTACCAACACCACTTGGGCCATACACACAGCATAGTGAGGGTTTACCTTTTGATTTTTCTAATATCCATTTTAATTTTGACATTAGTTAATCTCCTTAGTAACGCCTTCAATCTTCACAGGCTTTTTATATGGTGGCAATTCTGCTTCTAATTTTTCCATACTATTATCAATATTTCTTTTAATAGACTCCATGTGATGCACAGTTTTAGTAGCAAGTTGATATGCTTCCATAAGCTGTTGTTGTGCAGTCATATCTTGATGTATTTGTTCTACCAAAGGCCTAGTTATATCAGTTAAGTCTCTTTCAAATATCTCTCTTGGGTTTCCATCTTTATCTTGAAAACTCAAACGAGGTTTTTCTTCTTTTCTATTTTCCATTTAATTCCTCCATGGATTTATGTGTTTCACAGTCATTTTTGTACGCACAAAAACGACACCAATTACCAGCATTAAAACTTGGCTCATCGCTCATCGCTTCTTCACATGCTGGTTTTAAGATATTCAAGCCCCAATCAACAAGATCGACTGCTTGAATATCAAAACTTCTAATTTGCCCGTCTTTATGCCAGGCTCTTTTGTTTGGTTGTACTATTGTCATTTCTATTATTGTGTTCTCATCTCCGTAACGACTTAGAGCAAACAATGAGTAACACATGAGCTGTTCGTTCAAGACTACATCAACTGGCCAACCACCAGTCTTAAAATCAATCACAGCCATTCTATTTCCCTCACCAAGAATTAATGCATCAACAGTACCAAATATTTCTTCATGTATTTCACTTGCTGAACCTCTCTCTTCAATCAGCAACTTCCCGTTTAATTCTTCTCTTCTTTGAGTAACATAATCAACATAGGTATCTGCCATGTTGATATCATCTTTAGTGATAGTAAAATCAAAACCATCAACCTGACACTCTTTATTTAACCAATAATCAGATAGTGTTATGCCATCTAATCTATCTTTCAATCTCATCTCTACCATTTCGTGTATCTGTGTACCTCTTGCTGCTGCTAAGTTACTCTTCCTTTCTGCTTCTGCATTTATTCTAGCTGAAGCACTACAGCGTATAATTCTATGTATGCTACTGGGTGCTAATATTGAGTGTGCCAAGATTAAATTCCTCTCTCATTATTGCCGCAAAAAGTTCTGTTGAAATATTTGAAGCAATATTAAAATCTTCAATCTCAAACAGTCCTTTTTTTAATGCGTAA